AAATTTATTTAAAGAGTTGAGTGTGGATTTAAAAAAAAAAAAAAAAAATAAAAAAAATTCTTGTAAAAAAAATATTTTTTTTTTTTTTTGAATTATTGATGTAATAAAGATTATTCAGTGTTATATAGGCTGTTATTTTTTTGGTATCAAGATAATAATGTTAAATAATAGTGATAATAGTGTGGGTATGCCACTATTTACCTACACAACTATTTACCTACACAACTATTTACCTACACAACCATTTACCTACACAACCATTTACCTACACAACCATTTACCTACACATCTATTTACCTACACATCTATTTACCTACACATCTATTTACCTACACATCTATTTACTTATATATATATAAGTATATAAGTAAACATATAAGTAAACCAGACAATTCTGTGTGTCTGTGTCTACTATGGCTCATCTTCTTCTAGATTTACGTATGACCGTGTCTGCCTATGTGGGTGATTTGGAGTGCGAGATGGTAGGTGGGGGTAAGATGTACGTACCCCCAGACCATGAAGATTTTAGTAATGTTGTGGGGATAAATGTCCTAACCAGTATGGTCATAACACAAGATACTACTTTCAGAATGGACCTGAAGTATATTAATTCTACTAAAGGGCAGGACATAGCCTTGGTGGGTAGTATGATGGGAAAATTTTTAGAAATGGAGGGATTCAATTCTGAGGTTAATCACTGGGATGTGTCAAGGGTCACTGATATGGGTTGTATGTTTAAAAAATGTACATCTTTCAATCAACCGATGGGTGACTGGGATCTCCAGAGTGTAATGAGGACATCTTCTATGTTTTCAGGTGCGGTTCAGTTCAACCAGCCCCTAGACGCGTGGAATATGACATCAGTACTAGGAGCCTCCTACATGTTTGAAAATGCCACCCAATTCAACCAACCCCTTGGTCAGTGGGATACGGGTAATATAAGCGATATGAAAGGGATGTTCAGTGGTGCTACAAACTTCAACCAGCCCCTTGGTCGCTGGAATACAGGTAATGTACTCTATATGAGTTGTATGTTTGAAGGGGTAGAGATGTTTAACCAGCCTATTGATCGATGGGACGTTTCATCTGTATTTACTACCAGAGGAATGATGGCAGGTGCATTACAATTTAATAACCCCCTTCATAAATGGAACACCAGTGGGGTGAGGAATATGAGTCGGATGTTTGCTGGAGCCGCCCTTTTTAATCAACCACTCAACGACTGGGACACCAGTTTTGTAGATAGTATGTCTTCAATGTTCCACGGGGCGTTGGTATTCAATCAACCAATCAATAAATGGAATACCAGTCAGGTAAGGGAGTTGTGCTGCATGTTTGCCAATGCAAAGAGTTTTAATCAGCATCTCTATCAGTGGGATACTAAGAATGTTGTGTATATGTATGGTATGTTCAGTGGCGCAGAGGTTTTCGAAGGGTCTTTGAGGGGCTGGGATATCAGAAATGTAAGGAATAGGGTCTGTATGTTCTTGGGTACACCATTGGAAGGGTATGAACTCCCAGACAATATATAAAAACTGTGTGTTTAGGGGGTTTCATCCATCATATCTTGCTTGTTTTCTGTGTACTCACGTCTTGCTCTCTCTGTGCTTAAGTTGTGTTCTTTCTGGGCTCTTGTAATATACCCCCCCCGTTCTGTCCGAAATATATTTTCTACTAAAGTTATAGACGTCTCCCTGTAAATGGACTAATCCTTCTATTTTTTCAACAATAGGGGTGAGTGGGATGACTTCTTCCCATTTACTCTGCTGACACATGTATGGATGTGAAGAAGTCATCCCATCGTTTGTTAGTTGTAGGTCACTACAGTTTGGATGGCTAGCCGCAGAACCCATTACTATTTATTTTAGTATTTAAATCCTAAATATATTATTTTTACTAAAAATAATATATTTAAATGCAGTAATATATATATATATATACTAGTATATCTGTTTTTTTATTAGATGATTTAATAAGCCAAGAAGCATTGATTTTTCACCCAGAGAGCTTGACCTTGGCAAATATAAACTTACACAACCTGGATGTCTACAGATTTAAATTATCATATCGTAAAATGACCCTTTTTTATAATGTTCAGAGGTATAAAAATATATTAATTTTATATTATGTATATGATATAAAAATTAATATATACATAATATAAAAAAAGTCTTCTATGACTCAGAAATCTTCTACTACAAAAAAACTCCGATATCTACTGGATATGTTTAACAACCACCTAACCAGTCCTTTGAAGGGGGCTATCTTGGACAGTCAGATCTCAGAATTTGAAAAACAGTTTAGGGTGGATAATGAAGGTCCCTTGCTATATATGGGGAGTAGAAACTTTAGAGTCGGACCAGCCAATACCAGGTCTGGGTTTACGCTAACTACCAGGAACAGGTCTCTGGTTTCGGACAGGGTATGTCTTATTCCTCAGGGGATACCAGTGTTAGATATGGGTACCGACGGGGTCGTCCTACCCCGTGGGATCTTTTTCTCACCTACTCCCGATCCTTATACGTACACTGTTCATAACAGTGTTACCGACTATCTCACCGTCACTACAGAATGGGTCGGAGACGGGGAGAAGAGTAGAAGACATGACCTCCACCCCAACCTTTTAGAAAGAACAGGTCTCTATCTATCAGATCTCAATTGTATTATGGCGGACGGAACCCTTCACCTCCTCGATAGTGAATTCAATGACTTTAGAGATTATGTCCATATAGAGGTCGTCAAGAAGTTTGTGATTACAGAAGATACAGAGTTCTCAGATGACCTCAGTTCCATAGTTGGGGGTCCCGTGGTCCTTATGGGGAACATGTCTGACAAATTTAGTGGCTGTCCCCTGTTCAATAGCCCTACCAACCACTGGGATACCTCCAGGGTCACAGTTATGAATGAAATGTTCCGGGGTACAACACTCTTCAACCAGCCCGTAGAAGGGTGGGACACATCCAGTGTCACAGATATGAGCGGGATGTTTCAAAATACCCTTCGATTCAACCAGTCCTTAGGGGGGTGGGACACGTCCATGGTGAATGATATGAACAGAATGTTTTTCAGTGCCACCGCATTCGACCAGCCTCTGGAAGGGTGGGATACCTCTAGGGTCACTAGTATGAACCGAATGTTTATGGCAGCAGTCAATTTCAATCAACCCCTCCAGGGGTGGAACATATCAAATGTTGAAGATATGATGTTTATGTTTAAGAATGCCACCAATTTCGATCAGACCCTCCAGGGATGGACTGATTCAGAAAAACTTAGGTATAACAGGGGGATGTTTGAGGGTTCTGGGGGTGAGTCCCAGGAATAACTCGATAGGTAACCTCATTTATTACAGAATGGGTAGAATGTGAGGAGAAGAAGAACATAAGACACAACCTCCACCCTGATCTTCAGAAACAACTGGTCTCTATCTATCAGACCTTGAATGTATTATGGTGGATTGGACCATTTGCCTCCTCAACAGTGGTGATAACTTTAAAGATTGTATTCACATAAAAGTCATCAAGAAACTAGTGGTCACAGAAGACACAAAATTTTCAACTAACCTTGAGACCATTTCCGGGGGTCCAGTGATTAACAGCCATTAAATATGTCAGACATGTTTAATGGCTGTGAATCAATTGACAGCCCTGTCAACCACTGGGATACATCCAGGGTCACCGACATGTCGAGGATGTTTGCAGACGCGATGGTTTTCAACCAACCATTGGGGAGGTGGAATACAGCAAAAATTGAAAATATGTCTAATTTATTTGAAGGGGCCAGGAATTTTAACCAGTCTATAAATGACTGGGACACTTCAAGGTGACTAACATGACAGACACCTTTGAGGTGACTAACATGACAGACACCTTTGAGGTGACTATGGCCCTTCAATTATCCCATTGATAACTGGAATACCTCTATGGTTACAAATATGTATGGGATGTTCGAAAGTGCTAGACATATTTGTAACCAGCCCATGGATCGATGGGACATGTCAAAGGTCGGTAACAATAGAGTTGATATGTTAAGAACGCCCGTTCTTTCAAGCAGTCACCCCCAGGCTCCTCATTCAATCAATCGTAAAGTGATTCCTCTTGTGTTGTCATGTAGATAGTATAATGATATCCACCACTGCTCCTGGTATTTTATAAACTGTAGCATCTCCACTACTATTGGTAGTGGAGATATTTATCTATAATTTTCCTCTAATTAGAGGATAGTAATTTTTTTTATAAAAAAACACCGCCACGCCCATATTTATTCCTATAATTTTCCTCTGGGTGTGGGTGATGGGGGAGGGGTACCGTCTGATCAGTTGTAACTAAAGATTGTACGACTGGTTACTCTTATCGTACGGTCTTATTCTATTTGTAGAATATCCCAGTCGACGGAGTACTACCCGGTGGTGGCGCTGCAACACCAGCGGTAGTAACATTACCATTTGCGTTCACTAACCCATTAGTTAACAGGTTTGACCATACAGGGTTAGAGCCAGTATTAGCAATCCCCTTGAACATCTGAGTGGTTAGATTGGAGGTAGTTATCGCAGCAGGTTTCCATTTGGATATACCATTGGCTGTATGAGTGTAATTATCACCGTTGTTCATAAATGCGGTTGCGTCAAAAAACATACTACTCATATCAGTGACCCCCGCCACGTCCCAAGATCCTAGCCTCTGATCGAAGACGACGGCTCCACCAAACATACCACCCATATCGGTGACCCCCGATGTATTCCATTCCCCTATGGGCTGGTTGAATAGACGTGCGTGGGAAAACATAGATGTCATTAACGTCACCCTGCTCGTATCCCAATGACCAATGGGCTGGTTAAAATAAAAATTAGCCAAGAACATCTGCCGCATATCGGTAACATTAGAAACGTCCCATTTACTTATATCCCCATTGAAAACTAAGGAACTATTTCGAGTTGTTGAGAACAACATTCTCATATTCGTGACCTGAGATACGTCCCAGTACTTGATATCCCCATATTTCTTGACGGCGTCGTCTCGGGTGGAGAGTTTGGCCCACATATCAACAGCAGTCACGAGCTCTCCCGTTAGGAAGAGAGTGGGAGCGCCTCCAGTGGTATTTCCTATGGGTATCGTATTAGGGAACTTGTAGCCGAAAGGCGGGGGCGGGGGGGTATCCCCGACGACGGCGGCAGTGGGGGGGACGCGACTGTTCTGGGTGTATTTACGGAATATACTGCCCGCCCCATACTTGAGAAGGTACTCGCCTTCAGATTTTATTTTGACCATTGTTTTTGTGAGAGTTTGTTTTTTTCTTTATATACTACCAATATAATATTTTTTTGTATTTCTTTTTTTTATAAAGTGAGCAAGTTCCTATTTCAATGGCTTTAGAGAATATGCTCACATACATATAGAGGTCTTCAAGAAAGAATATACATCCAGTAGTACCTTTTACCTTCTGGGTTTATCTTAGTTATTGTTCTAACCATCTATTATAGATGGTTAAACCAAACAGTTAACAGATCAGTTGATGTCTAACTAATTATTTCCTCTTAGAACTAGTATTATAGGGAATGAAAGGTGTAAATGACTTAGATGTTCTGGTAGGTGAGTCTGGAACAAAATATAATTCTGTATTTAAATATATTCGGACCATAAACTATATATATTATATACCTCTAGGTATTCAAGAGGTAAAGAATACATAAAGTTAGCAGAACATATACCTTTCAAGATGATACATGATATGTACACATTTCTTAGAATGGTAAAAACCTATGAACAAAAAAATATATATTCCTTAAAAAAGATATAGATATATATATATATCTATATCTTTTTTAAGGAATATTACTGCATACTATCTTCTCAACTATACTGTCAAACTCTTTAAAACAGGTAAGTTTTAAAGAGTTTAAAAGTAAGAGTATAGACTAGTAGAAGGATGTTTACATATAGAAAATAAAAGTCTATCATTTGGATACTTTTTGGCGCTGAGGGGTGGGATCCTTATTTTTGGTACCAATCTTAAGGACATCGATGGTGTTATTTGTAAAAGAATCCAGCACTAATGTTTAATACATCTCCACTCTGATTAAGATAACCATTTTGTATCAATAATAGCCATGGTTGTGATGTAGCAGAGATTCCTTTGACCACTCCTTTGGCATCTGCTTGAGACATTGCGGTTGTTGGTTTCCATTTGGATATTCCTTGTGTGTAGGTTATTGAACCATTAGATAGAAAGGCCGTAGCACCATTAAATATATCAGACATGGTTTGTACCTTACTCACATCCCATTTGGATAAGGACTGGTTGAAGGCGATGGCACCACGGAAAACAGAATCCATCCCTGTAACATTGGAAACGTTCCAATTATTTATATCCTGATTGAAATTGGTTAAGCCAGTTTTTATTGCATTTGATAGTGTATCAGTGGTGGTGATTCGAGTTGGTGAGAACAATGTCGATATATTTGTAACCGCAGAGATGTTCCAGTATCTGATGTCCCCGTATTTGACAACGACGGTTGCACGGGTGGTGCCACCGATGACCCAATTATCGACGGCACTAACTAGGTCTCCCGAGAGCACACCCGTAGTAGGGGAGTATGAAGTATTACTGAAGGCGGCGGCCCCAGGAGGAGCATTATTGGGACCACTGGTAGGGGCAACAGAAGGAGGAGCAGTAGTTCCTGCCACAGGAGGGGTAGCAGGAGGGGCAAGAGGAGGGGCAAGAGGAGGAGGGACTTGAGAATTAAAAGCAGCAGTAGCAGGAATAGATGCGGTAAGAACAGGAGGGATGGGTGCAGAGGGTAGACCTGTAAAGGTTGCATGGGAGGGGACGCGACTGTTCTGGGTGTATTTAAGGACGATACTGCCCGCCCCAGACTTGAGAAGGTATTCGCCTTCAGATTTTATTTTGACCATTGTTTTTGTGAGAGTTTGTTTTTTTCTTTCTGTGTATAGCACAATATTATTATTTTGTAGTTCTTCTATAAAAAAAACACATCCACGTGTCTATCTTTATTCCTATAATTATCCTCTGGTGTGTGGGTGGGGGGGGGGGTGTACCATCACCCCATCTCTATCGCCAATGATTATACGGCTGGTTACTTTTAGCTGTCGTCTTCTTGTTCTATTAATTGTTGAACATCCTAGGATTAGTTCCGGTGGTCGCCGCCGGGGTATTAACATTACCATTTGTGTTCACTAACCCATTAGTTAACAGGTTTGACCATACAGGGTTAACGCCAGTATTCGCAATCCCCATAAACATCTTAGTGGCTTGATTGGAGCCAGTTATCGTAGCAGGTTTCCATTTGGATATACCATTGGTTGTAGAAGTGTAATTATCATCGTTGTTCATAAATGCGGTGGCACCAGAGAACATCCCACCCATCATTGCGACGCGTGAGACGTCCCAAGATCCTAGCCTCTGATCGAAGGCGATGGCACGCTCGAACATCTCCTTCATATTAGTCACTTTACCCACATTCCAAATACTTATGTTCCCATTGAAAACGGTGGCAACATAGAACATCTGCTGCATATCTGTAACGTTTGAGACGTCCCAATTACTTATATTCCCATTGAAGGCATTGGCACCAAAGAACATTGCTCGCATATCTGTAACGTTCGAAACGTTCCAAGTACTTATATTCCCGTTGAAAGTAGTGGCACCAAAGAACATCTTACGTAAATTGTTAGCGTTACTCACATTCCATTTGTCTAAGTCCCCATTGAAAACCTGGGCATTGGTGAACATATTTTCCATACTCGTCACTTTACTCACATTCCAATTACTTATATTCCCATTGAAAGCGACGGCAGCATAAAACATCTCTTTCATACTCGTCACGTTACTCACATTCCAATTACTTATATTCCCATTGAAAGCGAAGGCATCATAAAACATTTTTTGCATATTTGTAACGTTTGAGACGTCCCAGTTTCCTATATTTTCATTGAAGGTCTTTAAGCCATTTTGTACTCGAATATTACTGCCTATTTTTGGATTAAACAACCCTTTCATATTGGTAACCTTAGAAACGTTCCAGTACTGGATATTCCCGTATTTCTTTAAGGCTGCTGCTTGGGTGGAGGGGACGACCCACATATTAACAGCATCCAAGAGCTCTCCCGATACGGCGTTAATGGAAGTAGATGGAGGTATCGTATTATCGAAAGTGTAGCCAAAAGATGGGGATGATTGGGTACCCCCGACGATGGTGGCATTGGAGGGGATGCGACCGTTCTGGCTGTATTTATGAAAGATGCTGCGCGTCCCATATTGTAAACTGTACTCACCTTCATAATTTATTCTTCCCATTGTTTGGTTTGTTATACACTAACAATATTTTATTTTGTTTTAATTATTTCTTCCTCCTATAATTTTCCTCTGTTGTGGGTGGAGTGTGAAAGGTACCGTCTGCTCAGCTTAAAACCAATGATTATACATTTCCTATGACCTGTATAACATCTCATTAGATTTTAGGGCACATCTCCCTACATGGTATTATCCAAGCAGATAAAATTTAACCAATCTTTAGAGGGTAGAGCTGGAGGAGAAATGGGATAAAAGTAATGTAACCGATATGAAGTCCCAATTCTAAGGAGCCATTGCTTTTAACAAATATATTACAAATTTGGTATTTATGTGTTCCACCACCACCACCACCCACCCACCCATATTAATGTAAAGAATAATGCAGATACGAAAGTCCTCATTTGTATGAAGAATAGTGGTAGGAAACAGCCGCTATACCGATTGAAATGTCGAGAAAGGGTATCATCTTAGCATAATTAAATTTTTCGTATACAACCAAGTAGACAAAAATGATTAGCATTATAGTGTGGATCAGTCTAGATATATTCCACCAGACCAACTGGTTGTGGGCTCCTACTTGTTCAGGTGTATGGGTGCTATATTTGTATAACCCGAATATTATCAGGAATACTACGATGGGGGTCAACATTTTCATCTGTTTATCTGATAACATAGATATGACAATCGCAACGACCCCACGGGCCGCTACACATGCAGTAAAAAATTTAGTTTGTAGGTCTGTCATTCCTTTTTGTTAATACACACACATATTTAATTTTCATTTTATAATTTTTCATTTTATAATTTTATATTTTTAGAATTGTCAGAGAGCACTAGTAGACCGCTAGGATCATCCCCGACATGGTCCGACCATTTAGGCATCCAAGTATAGGGAATAATTCCAAGATTATCGGGGAAGTGCTCCTGGAAGTATAACTGGTAGTACTGTTTTTCTAGTTCTGAGTCACTTTTTTTACCAGTATAATAATAAAAACTGAAATACTTTCTAGCCACGTCCTGTATCCATTTCTGGTACCTTGTACCTACCCCATCACTCATCCCATTTTTCTGGCGCCATAGAACAGAATCTGGGATTACCCCCTTATGGTTTTCCCGCAGGATATACTTCTCGATACCGTCGATGGGTCTCTTCAGACCCGTTTTCAATGACATTACGTAACTAGAAAACTCTTTATCTAGAAAAGGAACTCTTAGTTCCAACCCCCACGCAGATACCGACCGATCTGCCCTTAGACCATCAAATAGATAGAGATCTGTTAGGAGCCTTCTAGACTCGTATTCAAACAATTTAGAGCAGGGGGCTCTGTGGAAATACAAGTACCCACCAAAAAGTTCGTCCGCCCCTTCCCCTGACATAATCACCTTAACATCTGTGTTTTCTCTTATGTACTCCGATAACATATACATGGGTACAGATGCTCTAACGGTCGTTGTATCCCAGGATTCTATACTTTTAATTACATCAGACACTAGTTTTTCATCCCAGTTTTTAAAGTCTACGATATGGTGGGTAATACAATCACCGTATAGGATATTTAGCCATTTTACTAGCCTGACTGCTGCAGTAATGTCTTCAGACTCCCCTTTGGTACCAATGGTAAATACGTGGACACTGTCTGGGGCTTTATGTTCATTTTCTCTGGAGTGTAGATAGTGCATTGCCGTAGCAAGGACAAGAGAAGAATCTAACCCCCCAGAAAGGAGAAACCCAATAGGTTGTTCAGACTCCAGCCTTTTAATGACCCCTTGTTTAAAAAGCGTCTTCATTCGCCCCTCCTTGTCTTCTTCGAGTGCCTGCAGTTTAGTACAAAACCCCATATCCTTGAGAACATCCCTGGATGTTATTTTTCTGTACATTATATCAATGTAGGGCCTCTTGGTCATTTCGAAAAAACCATTGTCCTTTTCGAATTCTATGGTATATATCATTCTAGGTTGGACGGGGGTGCAGTTTACAAAACCCTGCAGATTGATAAGCTGGCTCCCTAGAGCTATATCGACTGTATTCCCACAGTGGTGTTTGGAAAAAAAGGACTGAGATCGACTGATATTTGTACTATCCCCATAGAAAAGGGGTCTAACCCCAAACATATCCCTGGCGAATATCATTTTCCCGCCCAGTCTGTGGTCATATAGGATAAAGGACCATACACCGTCTAGGAGAGATATGGTCTTATCAATTCCATATTTCCGGTATAGGTGGAGGATGACCTCACAGTCTGAATCACTGCGGACTGCAAGGTCGTGATCTTCGATCAGTTCGTGGCTGTTGTATATTTCTCCATTCACTAGTAGAGTTATATTATCCATCTTGAAAGGCTGGTCACCGTTAGAAAGCCCTCTGATAGCAAGTCTGTGGAATCCCGTGGCCAACAACATATTTCTGTTGACGGTACTAGTCGTGAATACAGATTTATCTGGCCCTCTGTTAGATGTACTCTTAAATTGGTCATACAGCGTATTGATATTGTTTTTCAGGGAGAATCCAGTCTGGATAGGGTCTCTGCATAGATATGCAAAAATTCCACACATTGTTTGGTGAAGTCTATATAGTGTAAATATGTGTATATCTATATATCAGACGAAGGAACTTTTAGATCAATTGTCTGATAAAATATGGAGAAGATTCATCCTCCCCTTCTACTCTTATAACAGTTCGAAAGCCAGGTCTACTTTCACCCTGGCCTGTCACAACTCTGTTACCCACCTGGATAAAGAATACTGTACTTAAAATAGAATCGTTTTTTGTCCCCATCAATTTATATAAATAACTTTTTTTTTATATTTAATATATTAAAATATATTAGATAGACTCTACATTTTATCCTTGTACCTATGGCAGACAATAAAGATCATGCTTTACAAGACCCATATACCCAAAGAACAGATATGAAGTGGTCAGATGACGTTAAAAATAATATGAATAAGGTTGTAAACAATTTTCTTACCCGATACACCCCACCCAAAGACCAATGGAGAAATATAGTAAAGGTCCTTCATCCTTGGTGGCTTGCTAAGTTATGTAAAGATAAAGAAGGTGCCCCCCCTTCTCCTGAAACAGATATCGAACAAAAATTAATGGTATGTCTACCTACATTTGGTTTAAGATATGACCGTTCTATGTATGTTCTCCATGCAGAACTTAATATATTAAACACAATAAATTATTTAAAGTCGTTAAAACTAAGAACCAATGTGAGTCACGTTGAATTTAAAATTGATGACTCTGGTACCACCCCTCAGATTCTATTTTTGGATTGGCCAAAAGAGGAGTCTACCGAGTACATCTTTCATTTACTTATCAAAATGGATGAAAATACCTCTCACGCTAATGTTGCATACCTAATAAAAGACCGTACTTCTAAAAAGTATACTATGTACTACTATGAACCACATGGTAGTGTACAGTTTGATGCTATGAAACAAACTTTTTTGGAGGAAGTTGAAAAAAAGTTACCAGATCTAAACTTTCACATCGTAGCAATAGGATTCGATAGGGGGAATATGCAAGAAACTTTTGCCAACATAACAGAAATATCAGAACCAGGGTTCTGTCTCTATTTTTGTACACACTGGCTGATGCAAGTTATGATTCTCCTAAATGTTTTAGAGAATAAAGATGACGTAGAACACGGGATTATAGAATATATAGAAAAATATAACCTAACTACTTATAGTGCGTACGACTTGTATGACAGGATAGTAGCTATTGTCCATAATGTAGTTAATTATACAAGAGAATCGGAACTAAATAAAGATGATGAAAAGACAAATTACTATAATCATAGTGTTCATGACAGATTCAAAGAACAACTAGTTAGGGTATATGACGTAGTGCCCTTGAAAACTTTTTATTCTAAAATGTTAGATTTGTATAGAATAGATGTAGCCACCTTGACTAACTTCCTCATTGATAATACAACAAGTGCCGAAAAGGTAGACGTGAAAGATGATAAAATCTACAATCAGCCCCCTTTTTTAACGACGGTTGATGCAGACCTAGATATTAACAAGATTGAAACTGATAGTGATACGTTAAAACATGTGGGCGAGCAATATATGAAAAAGATTAAAGATATTAATGAGACTAAAGAGATTAATCGTTTACTAGAGGAACAGTACAAAAAATATTTAGAAGAGAAGGAAGAGAGACATCGCTTGTCTACCAAAAAAAGAAAGATGCCGTTAAAAATTAAAGAAAGTACAATGAATAAAAGATACAAGGATGCACTTGAAAATGATTTAGAGGAATTGGATATTGTCGATTGGAGTCTGAAGAATTTTCACCTGTAAGACTAATCTACACCTCAACACCTCAACAGGAACTTCTAATCCAGATACCCCTTCCCGTAAGCTAATTCTGCATTGAGGATAGACCCACCAGCCGCACCAAGGATAGTGTTGTGACTACATACCACAAACTTAATATCGAGTATAGGACAAGGTCTAATCCTCCCTACTGTAATTGTATACCCTCCACCCCTTATTCTATCTAGACGGGGTTGAGGTCGGTCAGTCTCTTCTGCAATATATATACAGGCCGTTGGGGTAGAAGGAAGTACTCCTGTAACAGATTTATACCCTTTCAAGACCTTTTTTATATCACATACCGTCGCAGGGTTTTTTAACTTTACGGATACGCACAGGGTGTGTCCATCTGTAACGTTGACACGGTTGCAATGGGCACTGATGCTAAACTCTGCCGCGTTGAAGCGTGTCCCTGTACACCCCCCGAGGATTTTGTTTACCTCACTTTCTAGTTTTGGTTCTTCCCCGCTTACAAATGGTATGATATTATCTGTAATATCTAGAGAAGGGACTCCAGGGTAGCCAGCCCCACTAACCGCCTGCATTGTAGTTACAAACACCCCATCCACCCCAAAATGGTCCATTAAAGGTTTAAGGGCAACTGCTAGCCCGACCGTCGAACAGTTTGCGTTCGTCACTATGAAACCTTTACCATAACCTCTCTGTTTTCTCTGGTGGTCGATAATGGACATGTGAAAAGCATTAACATAGGGTACAATGATTGGGACATCTATGTCGCAACGATGACTAGCAGCGTTTGAAAATACAGGAAATCCGGCGGCTGCAAATGTTTCTTCTAGTCCTTCCGCCACAGAAGAGTCGAGGGCTGAAAAAACAAGGGTACATCCATCGAAGTTTCTAGGTATACATTCTTCAACCAGAATATCCATTATTGACTCTGGACATGCTTGTATAAGTTTCCAATGTACGACATTTCTGTAGCTTTTTCCAGCCGAACGGGGGGATGCTCCTAATTTGGTTATAATAAACAGAGGATGGTTGTATAGAAGTTCTATGAATCTCTGACCCACGATCCCCGTACAACCAAGGATACCAACTTTTATTTTTTGGGTGGGGTAATTGTTATTTTTACTTTCAGTCATTTTACCTGTATAATATATATCTACTTAAACACAGTAGTAGGCACTAACGTAAATTTATATTTTAGATATATATATATAAAATATAAATAAAATATATATATATATCTAAAATATAAATTGACACTATGGCATACAATACGTCTATAGTAACAACTGATGAAGAACTATACTCTTTGGAAATGGATGGAAATAAAATATTACTGAATAGAATAAAGTTAAAGGAACATAAGTGCGAAAAAGATGCTAGGATCCAAGAACTCTTAAAAGAGAACCAAGAACTCTTAAAAGAGAACCAAGAACTCCTTCAGGAAAATTCAAAATATGTAGATATAAATAACACATTAGAAGCCAAAATACCCTCCGACAGACAACCACCACTCTCCCCTAAAAGGGTGGTACAAACACCTGACATCCAAGTACTCCCTACAAGAACGGCTTTCCTCCCTCTACCTGATAGATGTAAAAACAGGTAATCAAGATATCTACACGATATTTATATATATATATAATAATAATAATATATATATATAATCATAATAATAATAATAATAATAATAATAATAATATATATATAATCATAATAATCATAATAATAATAATAATAATAATATATATAAATACCAATGTATTCAACCCTGTATAAGTATATTTTAGTAGGTGATAGTGGGTGTGGTAAGAGTACTCTATTAGCTAGTTTTATAGACAATCGTTTTAAAGAGAACTACGACATGACGATTGGTATAGAATTTGGGATAAAAATAGTTAATGTAGATAATATTCGTAAAGTTAAGCTTCAGATTTGGGATACTGCAGGGCAGGAGTCATACAAATGTATAACCAGATCATATTACCGTGGAGTTGCGGTTGCCTTTATTGTATACGACACTACGTGTAGGAAATCTTTCGAAAACCTACCGAGATGGATAGAGGAACTAAAAAATGTCAATGGGAATAATACTTTTATTGTCATTATTGGTAATAAAAATGATATGGTCAGGTATAGAGAGGTTAGCAGATTAGAAGGGGAGTATTTTGCCAATAGTTTCAAATACCTGTTCTACGAGTGTTCTGCCAAAAGATGCGATATTATTACCGATATATTCGAGGATGTGACATTACAATACTACAATAAGGCAAAATTAGATGACCCTTATAGATATCGGGGGGTAACACCGGTCCGAAGTAAACATATAAGATTTAAATGTCTGGATGAAGTCCCTTCGGGTTGTGGAATATTATGATCAGTATGGTACCATCTTTAGATCAGAATCCTTGTTTTTATTCTCCATGACCCCTTTACATTTAGCTTCTATTTTTTTTCTTTCCTTCTCTCTAGAGATAACCAGTCTAACCTCTCTAACCTTTCTAACATCGTTGTGGTGTTGTTTCAAGGCCTCTAGAGAATTGAACTTAGAATAGCATATCTTTATTATAGCATGAACATTGTACATTTTCGCGTTTTTCCTTATACCTTGTGTATAGGGTAGAGTGCCAAGTTCTTGCCTTGTTAATTTGTACATCTGTTTAGCATCTGTTGCGCTACATTTGAAATGTAGGAAACTATCCATCAAAAAACACTCATTGAGTTTAATATTGTATGGATTGTATATACTATAGAGATGATTTCTTATCATCTCAGTAATATCTTTATTGACACCTACTAACTCTAACAGATTAAATTCTATAAAAATAGAGTATTTGAGTATATCAGTCGGTAGCCTGAGCAGTAGGTTGTCATAGATATACACCATAATGTATATTATATTAGATATATATTATTTATCTTAAATAATATATAACTTTACACTTAGTTAACAAACAGTCCTAGTAAGAATCGAACTTACAGCTTCTATCTACAGGGTAGAGGTTTTTCCATTAAACTATAGAACTATGAGTACACCTAGCGGGGGTCGAACCCGCGACTTCTGGCTCATAAGACCAGCACTCTACCAATTGAGTTATAGGTGTAAAATGTAGCGATGCCATGTATCGATCATGGTACCTTTGGGTTATGAGCCCAACGCGCTAGCCAATGCGCCACATCGCTATGTTTAGGTGTGTGTGTGTGTGTGTGTGTGTGTATATATACATTATCTTTTTATACCAAATTATTATGGACTCAATAACCTTTGTTTTGTACCTGGAGATAACATGTTGAATTTACGCTCTGAGGCTATCATCAACTTCTGTTCACTCATATTAGGGTATTTTTGTTTAAGTTCTTCGAAGAAATAAGTGGAAGGAGTTGGAATAGAAGAGGAAGATTTGGAGGAA